TTATGCTAATGCAAGGACTCTTAGACTCTTCACTCTAGGAGCAAAAGCTTGATTAGTGCTGGTTCCAATAATCTTAATTCTAAAGGAACTAAATGCAGCAAGTCTATCAACAGTAAATTGATATTCTTGGAACTGACTATTACTGGGATTAGGAGAATAAGAATCTAATTTAGGAACATCTTTATCAGGTCTTCCATCACTATCTGCCATATTAATAATCTTACCTTCCACTTGTTGATCTAAATTATTAAATCCAGGGAAAGGAACAAATACAGTTTCAGAAACATTTGTATCTTGATTAATGGCATAGAATACTCTTAAATCATTATCATTACTAATATAACCATCTAGAATAACCTTTAAAGAAGTTGAAGGATTATCTAAATTAATATTCTTAGTAACATAGAAGAATCTGCAAGGATCATCTACCACTGTGTCAACTTTAAAGCTAGTTGCAAAATTGCTAATAGGAGAATTAACTCTATTGGTAATTAATTTAATAGAAGACTGATCCAAATCCACCATTGGTGTCAATTTAGGATTGGCAGTAGTGAAATTCATATTCAAGGTGAGAGACTTATTACCAGGCAGAGCACCCAAATAAGTAGTTTCATTGACTCTAGAAGCAATTATTCTAGGTGAATCAAAATAATTTGGTTGATTAATAGTAATATCCTGGAATCCTTTATCTACAAAGGAAGACTCTGTTCCATCTATACTTGTTCCACTAGTAGTTCTAAGTGAAGAAGTAATATTAGTATCAGAAGGAGCTATAGAATTAAAAGTAGGTATTACTTCTTCAAATGGAATATTATAAGTTGAAGTAGCATTAACTCCTCCAAGTGATTTAGTATCATTGAAGAATAATGCTGGCAAACTACCTGCTGCACCTGTTCTATTTTCACCATTTTCGGCCATATTAATCTTAACATAATAAGTATCCAAAGTAATTGGATCACTTACTGTTACTTCATTCAAATTGTGATTAGTGTTAATTCTTCTTAGAGAAACACCATCTAACTCATACTTATAAATCTGATCACTTACTGCGTGATTAGCAGCAACTGTACTATTTTGTGCTCTACTAATTCCAGTTAAAGTAGCACCGGAAACACCAGTATACTTAATAATTTCATTACCAATCTTAGCATATCCAGGGTTAGTAGATCCAACTGAAACATTTTCAAATTGTCCAAAGTTAGTAGTAGCCCCAATACCAATATCTGCTGTAGAAGTACTTAAAATAGCAGCACTTAAAGTAGATGGAGAAACATCAGAATCCACATTGTCTAAGGTTACTACGTTACCAGTAGCGTGCATACCATGGTTTCTATGGTAAACCTGAAGATGAAGTCCATCATTTTCAGTTCTAATTGGAGATTCTGGAATAACTGCTCCAGCAGGTCCAACAGCATAATTAAGAACTGTTGTAATACCAGAAGTATTAGTATAACTCAAATAATCTGAAGATACTGTTGTAAATTCTCCTTGAACTCCTACCAATCTCAATTCATTCTGTCCCTTAAGTTCAGTAACTGAAAGTCTTAATCCAGATCCAGTGGTAGTAGATCCTATAGATGTTGCTGTTAATACATCACCTACAGCATAACCCTTACCACCCGCATTGATAGTAGCAGCAATTGCTACACCACTTACAATGGTTATATCAGCTGTACCATTTATTCCACTACCAGTAAGACTGGTAAGAGAAACATTATCATAAGACTGACCTGCAGCAAGAGGTGTGTATCCAATACCAGTATTGATTAAGGTTAAAGCACCTGTAGCTGATCCACCATAACCAACAAATATACCAGATGCAGTGGTATTTTGCTGAGTAATCTTAGCTCCTGCCACTAATCCAGTATCTGCTACTGTAGTTCCTAATCCTACTCTAATATCATTAGAGGTAGCAATTAGTCCATTTTCTTTAATCTGTCCATTTTCAGTTAAATTTAACTGAGGATTAAAGAATTGAATATCCCCTTCAGGAACAAAGTTAGCACGATGAAGTGTAAACTTCAAATCTTCATACTGACTAGGAGTCCAAGTAGAACCAGTCTGAGATTTGAATAGAGATCCAAGAGTAGTTTGAGTAGATACTAATGTTTGACCAGCTTCTCCCTCAGATAAAGTAGTTACATCAACCTCACCAAGTCTAGAAATCCAAACCTTATAATCTGTTACATTAGAAAGTATTACAAGTGCATATTCTCTTTGACCATTTAAATAAATTGGATAATCAAATTTAACGTTAGTTGCAACAGTAGCATCATCAGAAGTTACAATATCTTCTGGATTGAGAACCACTAAAGATCCTGCAATTCTCTTATCAATTGGAACACCTAATTGAACTTCTCTTATTTCTACTTCTACTGGACCATTGAAGTCCACTAATCCAAAGAATAAATCAACACTAGTTACAAATATTCCCTCAGTGTCATCAACAACAAAAGATTGAGCCAGAGGATCCCTATATTCAGTTGCTTCAGTGCTACCAGTAGTAAAGGAAGCAGAAGCACTAGCACTATCTCCTATGGTTCTATTTTGCAATAAAGCAGGATTGGTTTCAGAAGTATCAACAGTAACTGTTGCATTTCTAAGTGATAAAGTAACTTCTTCACTGTTATCAATATCTCCCTGTGAGAAGAATGTTTCTTCTGCAGAAGTGCTGAATAAACCACTTACCTTACTATTGGTAGGGCTACTAGTTAATCTTAATCTATTTCTACCATTCTCAAATCTAGGATTAGCAGAATTTTCTAAATTAGGAACTCTGAAGGAACCAATTAATGTTCCCATTCTATCTGTCATCAACCGAACATCAGATACAGTGGCTTGAGCACCACTAGTTTGACCTATTAGGATCATTCCATCCATAATAAATCCACTTTGTCCTATCCTATTTTCATCTGCAAGAGAATTAGTGTCAACATTTAAAATAGTAGAAGTTTCTGAATAGGTTTCACCAATACCTAGATCTCTATCATAGGGATTAGAAGTAAAAGTATCAGTTGGATCATCATATGGACCATACTTATGATTTGATTGTGCAACTAAAGTATTAAAAGTAGCAGAACCTGAATTAGATGATTGTGAAACTAAAGTAGTAACTGGCATCACCCCTACCACCTCTTCACCTACCTGGAAAGTACCAGAAGTCATTGAGATTTCTATAAGTTTGGGAGTACACCATTGTGTAACATCAACATTATCAAAGAAAGAATATATCCTTGTATATGGTTTTAGATTTCTTCCTGTAAATTCAATATTACGAGATCTCATAAAGTGAATGATCTCTCTACTGACCATTCTTGATCCAAGTGATTCTGTATCAATTTTCTCAACTACTGTATTCTGAGTTCCTCTTCTCCTTTGATTGAGATCAACTCCTACAGATCCACTAATAGTAGTTTCAGTGGAACTGGTCTCTTCAGCAATTTGGAAAGTTTCAGGGAATCCATCTGCAAACCAATCAGTATTATCGGCACGCCAATCATCATCAGATATTAATGCCAGATCACCAGCTCCACCTTGTCTCCAAGTAGTATTGTTGCTAGTAGACTGTGAGGCGTCCAAACTAAAGTCTACATTAACATCAGTAGTTTCCCAAGCACCCCAAATAACAGGACTTACACCAGATCTAGATCCAGGTTCACCTTGCAACTCTACTCTCATAGCACCAGCAAGACCTTCTAAAGATCCCATCATAGTAACTGCTCTGGTTTCAAATTGATTAGTATCAATCCATATATCAGCAGTTGGATTTAACTCCAAATTACCTTGCCAGAATCTAACTAAGAAAGGAGTTACGTTTTCACTTCTGGTAGCAAAGGGTTGAGTTAACCATTCTTGTTCATCATAATCCAAACACAGGACACTACTTACACCGCCATCATTCTTAGTGTTTCTTGTAACATTATTTCCAAGAAGATTAGCATATCTAGTATCTGAGCTGAGAGCAGTGGTGCCTATACCAGCAATAGCATCAGATCCAATTTCCAAAGAAACAGCAGTAGTATAGTGAGCAGGACGAAGTTCTCCCTTTCTCCTATCAATACTGTTTCTAACTCCTACCCCTAAATCTTGACCACTTAAATCATTAAAATTATCTGTAAAGAATCCAGACTTAAACCTATTCAATCCATTTGCATCAGGGACAAATGCATTAGCAGCATTTTGCTCTAATCTGCTCAGAGAAGTATAATATTCAACATTTCTCAACCTTTGCTCTAATCTATTGATATCAGACATCTGATATCTCTTATGATCCATGAATTTTATTTTTACCTGATTTGTATTATACAAATAAGCAGGTAAGAATGCGTTAGCAATGTTTAGAGCTCCAGGAATACCTTCAGGAGGAACTGGATTATCTGCAGGAACTCCATACTTAACAGTAAATAATCCTTCAGTATCTAAGTAAATTCTATCAACTCTTGGCAAATAATAAGTATAATCCAAAATAAAGGATTCATCATTTGCTATTACATCCTTAGAACTATGTTGTCCACCATTAAAACTTCTACCTAAAAATTCAAGAGGAGATCTAGAACCTGCACTTACACTAAAATCACTCACTCTAGGACGAGCATCAATAATATCACTATTTCTAATTCCATTTACAGATGATATTTCTGTTCCATAATTAAATTCATTATATGAATTAATAGTTGTTATATCTCCAGTATCTGAAGAATTATAAGTAGCATTCAAATAATAAACTCTAAGTTTTCTGGAAGGAGTAGGTGCATCTGATTTTCTAGTAATCCTTGCATAATCATAAATGGAACCTTTTTGTCCATTAGAGAAAGTAAAGTTTCCAGTAATATTTTTACTCCCTATATCAACACTTGCTGAAAGAGCACTTATACCAGATTCAGTAAACCTAACTAATTCACCATTTCTGAATGTAGTTTGGTTTTCATAAATCAATTGAATAGAAGTATCAGATACTCTATTAATATAAATTGCTCTTGCTCCACTTACTTGTCCAACTACTTCTTCACCTACAATTAGGTCACTAGTTGTAGCAGTGGGGCCATCCATAGATCCAACAGTCATAGATGGAGGAATAGGATCACTAGTATCATTAGATTCAAATACTGCATATAATGTCTCCACATCTGGTACATTAAGAGAAATTATAGAATCTTGTACTCTAGTTCCAAATGGATAAGTACCATAAGTTAATCCATCATTAAGAGTGGGAAGAGCACCTGAGGCATCTGTGCCAGATGCAGAATTGTTTGAATATTCAATTAAAGTATTAGATCCAACATTTCTAACTTTTTGCTTAGAAGTAAGATTACTCTTTCTTATAGTAGTAATAACAGTAGCAGCAGTATCAGTTGTTCCCTGAAGACCTTTAAACGTAAGTTCAGTATTACCAGAAGTACCAAAATCTAATTTATCTGCAGAAAGATTTTCTGTTCCACCATCAGACCGAACAAATACATATCTTTCTTCATCATAACTTAAGAATACCTCATTAGTTCCTGCTGATAAAGTACTACTTTGTCCATTAGCATCCACTGAAATATTTGTGAATTGTCTTCTAATATCAAGAGTAGAATCAACAAAATTAACAGATTCTATATTTTTCCTTGGGAAAACACTATAAAGAGATTCGTTATTTGAAGCATTACCAGATCCTACTTGTTGCTGCAATCTTGACTCTAAAAGAGTAAAATTAGTAACTGTAGAATCAATTAAAGGAAGAGCACCAGTACAAACACCAATTACACTAGCGACTGTACTTATTCCAATAGAATTGGTATTAACTTCACTTACTGTTGCAAAACATTGATCTTGTTCTCCAGGAAGACTATAACTAACAAGATCTCCAGTAGTAACAATACCTGGCCATGTAAATGAAGGAGAAGTTACTGTGGCAATTCCACCTCCATTGGCTTTAATCCATGCAACACTTCTATTTGAAACAGAAAGAGATGCAATACCAATAACTCGTGCTTCTGAAGGGATAATATCAGCACTAAAAGTTCTTGCAGCTGCTACATTAGTAGTATCCTGTCCAAATACAGAACTTACATCAGAAAGTGAATGATGAGTAACTCCTAT